GTATTTCAAGGATGGAGAGTTGCGGTCTGCGTGGTACGACGCGGAGTGTGCTCGTGCATCTCACCCTAGGGAGATCGCGTCCGAGTTGGACATCGACTTCCAAGGTTCCTCTTTCCAGTTCTTCCCCGGCGACATGATCCGCATGGCGATGGAGAAGACTGTCCGTCAACCCCAGCATGTAGGAGAGTTGGATTATGACATCGCTCAAGTCGTACCTGAAGCCTTTGTACACGCTCCGGGAGGAAGACTGCGTATGTGGTGTGACCCGCCCGGACGTACCTCCGACAGATCGTTCGTCGTGGGCGTCGATGTCGCCGCGGGAACGGGTGCAAGCAATTCTTGTATATGGGTCCTTGATCGAAAGACCGGGGACCAAGCAGCGGAGTTCGCCACCCCAAACATGCGACCCGACCAACTCGCCACCATGTGCGTTGCCATCTGCCGATGGTTCCGAGACACCAACGACCGGGGGGCCTACCTGATATGGGAAGCGAACGGTCCCGGCAGGTCATTCGGCGACCGCATCATCGAACTGGGCTACCGCAACTTCTACATGCGGCGCTCCGAGAAGTCCTTCACGAAGAAAGTCAGCGATATGCCCGGCTGGCAGAACACGCCAGACGACAAGAGAGCATTGCTGGAGGATTTCAGGGCTGGCATCACCCGCGGTGAGGTGCTCATCCATTCCGCCTACACCATCGACGACTGCCGGGGCTACGTCTTCCACAACTCCGAGATCGTCCACTCGGGGGCTATCGACAACGAAGACCCTTCAGGAGCACGAGAGGCCCACGGCGATAGAGCGATTGCCGCTGCCCTCGCCTGCCGGTTCCGCCCCCGTATAGGGATCAAGGAATCCCAGCAGGCCAACGTCATCCTTCCGGGGACACTCGCTTGGCGTATGATAGAAGCGGGTAAGAAACAGAAAGAGTCAGCGGTTTGGTAATGAGATATCACCCATGCCCAAGATGACAAATCCCCTTGACCAGAAGCAACTCAACCGGCTGGTCAAGAGCCACGAGTACAGCAGGAAACAACTCAGGCCCTTCCGCGAGAATATGCGGACGGCTACCCGATGGCTCGTAGGTCGGTGGTTCGACGACAACACCTCCGTCAAGCAGCCCCTCAATTACATCGAACTCGCCACCGGAATCTACCAGCGGAGCATCGCTGCAAACATCCCCCAGGTCATGATCACCTCCCCGAACAGGGAACTGCGACACTCATCGGAAGCCTTCCAGATCGCCATGAACCATCTCCTCAAGGAGATCGGATACGGCGACACGCAGGAGGAAGTCGTCATGAACGCCCTACTCTCAGGGATCGGAGGCATCGTCAAGGTAGGCGTGACCCCGCCCCAGCTTGGGGAGGTCTTCGGGTACGGGCACGACGCCGGCCAGCCCTTCGCCGACTCTGTTACGGGTGACGACTGGACGCAGGACATGACCGTCAAGCGGTGGGAGCAGATGCAGTATTCGGGCGACCGATACACCATCAGCACCGAAGCGGGCAGCGAATTCTTCAACGAGAAACTCGAACCGACTATCCGCAGGTCGAGCAACGAGGATGGGGACGACACCCTCGCCTCCATGTCGATCTCCGACTCCTCCCAGGACGACAACTTCTTTGCACCCGTAACAGAGGTGTGGGACTACTGGCTGCCGCAGGAAGGGCTAGTCGTATGCCTTGCCTGCGATCAGGACGGGCGACCACGGGCGGACACAAAGCCGCTGGACATCATCGAGTGGATGGGTCCTGAACGTGGTCCGTACCACCGCCTGACCTTCAACCGTGTGCCGGGCAACATCATGGCCCAGTCACCTATCTCGGTCCTCATGGACATCCACGAGATCGCTAACAAGTTGTTCCGCAAGTCTGCCCGTCAGGCCGAGAGGCAGAAGGACAACACTATCGTCCAGTCCGGGCAGGAACAGGACGGCAGGGTTCTCAACGAGGCGAACGATGGCGACACAATTTCGTTCACGGGTCCCGTTTCTGGAGTACAGAAAGTTCGCAGCGGTGGAGCAGACCCGTCCACCATGGCGTTCGGACTGCAACTCAAGGACCTTATCCTCATGCTCGGCGGCAACCTTGAGTCCCTCGGTGGGCTGTCACCGCAGGCCGACACGCTGGGGCAGGAAGAGATCGTTTCAGGCACAGCATCCGGTCGAGTCGAGAAGATGCAGGAACGTGCAATGGAGTTCAGCAAGGGGGTCATGGAATCCTTGGGTGATTGGGTGTGGTACGACCCGCTCTATGACCCACCGCTGACCAAGCCTATCCCCGGCACACAATTGTCCCTGCCTGTTGAGTTCACGCCTGAGATGCGGAACGAAGGGGACCACCTCGACTACAACGTCGAGGTCGTCCCGTACTCCATGCAGAGCAGAAGCCCTGCCCGCAGGATGGCAAGCGTCCTGTCCGTCTACGAGCGGATCATCCTGCCCATGCTCCCCTTCCTCGCAGAGCAGGGGAAGATTCCCGATGTCGATGCACTGCTGTCGCTGGCAGCGAAGTACCTCGACCAGCCTGAACTCGAAGATATCCTCATCGGGTTCCAGCCTGTCGGTGGTGAGACGGGCATCGTGAGCGGTGACGACAAGCCTCGGCAGTCCCCCGTGACTACCCGTAACACAGTACGAACAAGCCGTCCCGGTGCTACGAGAGCAGGAAAGGACGACGTAATGTCACGCCTTCTCATGGGGCAACAGAGCCAGCCGGCAGAGATGGCGACGCTGAACAGGGGCGTGGGGTAATATATCTGTATGGAACGCAAACGAGCAGCAAAGCGAGTCGGAGCAAGGCCAACTCCCGGTGAGCACCGAGAACATGAGAGGACCGACACCCACCTCATTGTGAACGGTGAACGGGTTACCCGAGAGGAGTGGGACGCGATCCCCGTGTCACGGCTTGGGGTGAGTATCTCTATCGGCGACGAGAAAGAGACATGGTCGGACGCCTTCGGGGTCAACCCTGCCTGCATCGAGCAGAGGCAGCAGGACCTCAAGGATCGTGGCGTAGATGCTGAGTATCACCCTACGACCGGATGTGCCAAGATCAGGAACCGCAAGCACCGTCAAGCCATGCTCAAGGCCCACAACTATGTAGACTACGACGCAGGATACGGTGAGACATACAATCACGAGACAATCGACTACGGCAAAGGATTGTCCGATGCCCACCTCGGAGAGCAGCAAGTCGTTCGCGGAGATCAATGATGCCTGAGCAGCAGCAAGACCACCTTGATGGACTCACGTCCGATGACGGGACCTCTGGAAAGAGTTCCTCTGTCGTTTCCCCTTCCGCCACGGTCCAGGATGATGCGTTCCTTCAGGGACTCATTGACGACCCCGGCGAGGTATTTTCCGGTGAAACCGACCCCGAAGACCAGAGTGTTATCGCTCTTGACGGAGACGACGGAACCGATGGCGGCTTGGAAGACCCATCTCCCGATGACAATGTGTCCTCGGAACCAGACGATGATCTTCTCGGTCGGGCTATCGCCGTTGGCATGACCCTGACGGACGCCAAGACCTTCGACTCTAGCCAACTCGACATTGTCGTTGGCCTGATGGAGGACATGGTTGACGCAGGTAAGCCAAAGACCGAAGACACCAAGTTCGAGTTCGATACCGCAGCCGCAATCGAGGAAGCACGAGAGTCCCTTGGGGACAATGCCGAACTGGTTGACGAAGAGGTATTCCAGATGATGGAAGCGGTGGTTGCGAAAATGAACGCAGCCTTCGACCGCAAGCTCGGTGATATCACCAAGCACCTCGACGCCAAGGACGAACTCAGCAAAGGTGAAAGGTTCGATTCCTACATCAAAGACTTGGGTCCGGGCTACGAGAAGGTTCTCGGCAACGGGAACGTATCCTCACGCTCGACTGCGGGACGAAACCGCAAGGCCATCCAGTCCGAGATGCAGGTGCTCTCCAAGGGTCGTCAGGCAAGTAGCCTGCCGGCACTCAAGGAGAAGGAACTCTTCGATATGGCGAGAGCCGTTGTTCTCAGAAACGAACAGCCGGCCATCGTCCGTAAGCAACTCACCGAGAAGGTAAACAAGCGAGGCAAGTCGTCTCTACGTCGCCCCGGAGGCTCAGACCGTAAGGATCAGATGAAAGGCAGGGACAAGGCCATTGCAGGCATGACCCAGCGAATGGCTGATCTCGGACTGGACGCCAAGGGTGGTGACGCACAGGTAGACGACATGCTGAGTGCCTTACAAGGTTGACAAAGACGATGGTCATGGCTCATAGGAACCAGTCATGTCCGTCATCCAACAGTCAGACATCGTTGACCTGACCGTCAACGGTTTGAAGGACCTGGACAAGCCCAATCTTGTCCAGATCGCTCAGAACTATCAGAAGTACCCCGTGCTCAACCAGATGATGCGCTCCGAGCGTGTCATCAAGGGCGGGTGGGGTTTGCAGTGGAACGTCATGGTGCAGCACTCCGATGCTGCCAAGAACGTCGGTCTGTATCAGGTTGACAACGTCAACATCGCAGACACGACCGTTCAGGCCGACATCCCGTGGCGACACACGACCGTCCCGTGGGGTTTCGACATCCGCGAGCCTGTGATGAACGGTGGTGCAGCACGCATCGTCGATATCCTCAAGGTCCGTCGTGACGACGCCATCATCGCCTACACGGAGAAGATGGAGAAGAACTTCTGGGAGTCGCCCGCTGCGGCGCCCAACACTGTCGATCCGTTCGGCATCCCGTACTGGCTCGTGTGGTCCAACAATGGCCTTCAGGGCTTCAACGGTGCCAACAACTCCGCGTTCCCCAGCGGCCCGGCGAACATCAACCGTACGACGTACAGCCAGTGGAACAACTATCAGGACGTGTACGTCAACGTCACCAAGTCCGACCTGATCCGTAAGATTCGTAGGGCCATGACGTTCACGCACTTCGAGGCCCCGATGGGGACGACCGCCAAGTCTCCCGTCAACGCCGCTCCTGAATACTCGATGTACACCCCGTACAGCGTGGTGCAGGCAGCAGAGGAACTTGCCGAGTCGCAGAACGACCGGCTCGGTCCCGACATCGCTGCAATGGACGGTCGCGTGACCATCCGTGGCGTGCCGCTGTCATGGACTCCGTTCCTTGAAGGCCGTGCGGGTACGCCCATCTACGGCATCAACTGGGCTGCGTCTCACTTCGTCGTGCTTCCTGGGTTCTTCATGCGGCAGTCGGTCAACCCGGCCCCGAACCAGCACCTCAGCACGCACAACCACGTTGACACGACCTACAACTTCCGTATGCAGGAATGCCGTCGCAACTTCGTGATTGCCACGACCAATCCTGGCAATAGCTGATCCCTACTTCATGCGGGTGTGACCATGTAGGTCACTCCCGTTTTTTCCACCACAATCAGCCTGAAGGTGCAGGCAAAGTAAAGGACACAAGGACATGGCTCCTTACACAACTCCCGTACGGAACATGGCGGCTAACACCGACCGGACTCCCTCACAGGTAATCTGGGCAGATGCCCCGATTTCCGAGATCATGGAAGACCCCTGCAAAGGGAACTACTTCTTCACCGACTTCAACGGCGGGTTGGCTTCGGCCAGCAACGCCGACTGGATTTTCGACGGCGATACCGGCGTCACCCTGTTGCCGACCTCGACCGACTTCGGTGAAGCACAGATTGCGGGCAACGACGCAGACAACGACGGCCACGTCCTCTACCGGCCCGGCGGCGTCGCTCGCTTCAGTGGCTCAGACCGAATCTGGTTTGAGGCTCGGATCAAGAAGGCCAGCATTGCGGATAACGCAATGGCGTTCTTCGTCGGCCTCTATGGGTTTGTTACGGCCTACCCGACTGCCGCGGCGACCCTTCAGGCAGATGATGGCGACCCTGATGCCTCAGAGGACTTCGTGGGCTTCAACTGTCTCACGGCAGATGGCGACGTGGTCGAGTGCATCTTCCAGGAAGGCGGTGCCACCCTCGTCAATCAGGGCGACATGAGCACCGCCATCGTGGCTGATACCTACTTCAAAGTTGGCATCACCTACAAGGACAACGTCTGCAAGTGGTGGCTCAACGGGCAGGTTGTGCAGAGCGTGGATATCACTGACGCGACGGACTTCCCGGATGCCAACCACATGATCCCGCTTTGGGCATCTATCACTGGTGCCGCGGCAGCGTCCACAATGCAGGCGGACTGGGTCCGTATCTGCGGAGTCGGTGGCAACACCTAAACCCTTCCCAACAAGACTGTCTTGTTGCTCGGGGCCTTGACCTTCACACCGGGGGTCGAGGCCCCTTTTTCATCTACTAATCTCATGGCAACTTGTGCCGGATTAGTACATACCGAAAGCCACCCCCCGGAGGATGGCCCATCGTGCATCACGGACTAGAGATTTGACTAGATGGTGACGGCGATATTCGACTCGTTACCAGCGGCCACAATGACCGTTCCCGACCGCTTCACTTCCTTCAGCGTCTTACCGCCGAAGGGAACTCCCCGGTCTGCGTTCTTGGGTTGGTAACGGAAGAAAGGCGTCTCGTCCCCGTCAGGGGCAAGGGTGATGCTTGCGATGGTAAGACCGTCGTAGGCACCGGGAACCTGCTTGTTGTCCTCGTCGTCCTTCATGCCACGCACTGCGGCAGAGGCAAGGGTTGCGTCTGCGAACACGATGGGGCCTTCGCTGAACGTATGGTCACACCAGACCAACTGCCTGCCCATCGTCTCCAGGCAGTACAAGAGCAGGGGGAACTTCTTGTTGAACTTGAGTTCCACGCCCTCGGGATTGGCGTATGCCTTGGGCTTGGGTGCTTCCTCGATGAGTCCTGCGAGTTCGTCGCTCATGATTCGATCCTTACTGTGCCGCCTTGGGGTCCGGTGCTGACACTCAGGCCCATGGCTGCTCGTTGTTGCTCGTCGGTCAGGGAATTCCAGCCCGCAATGATACCGTCTACGGCATCCACGTTCTTTACGCCGTACTGGCTGGCGACGGTGAAGATCACGTCACGGGTTGAGACGTGGATGCGTAATGTTTCGGTTGGCTCGCGGCGGGGGTTCAATTCTTAGACTCCCCAAGGTCCATGCCACCATCAATTTCATCATCATCGGACGACTTCAAGACACCTGATCCCTTGTCCTTCTGTGCCTTCTCGTAAGACCTAATAAGATCGTTCATCATGTTTGTTCCAGGTGTTCCAGTTGCCAAGCCCAAAGCAACAAAGAACCGCCTCCAGTTGCTGAACGTGGTTTCCTCTGTCGGGTCGGTCGCGTTGTCAATGATGGTCTTGCCAGAGTTGATGAGTGTCTCGACCATTCCAAACGCAGGCGTAATTTCCGTGTCGAATATCCGAGTCTCTTTGACATCGGGGTCGATCCTCTTGGCAATGTTGTTCACGACGATCTGTGTTGTCCCGCCTGGAATCTCACCCATAAACAGGTTGCCGAAGATCGTATTGATGAACGTGTTGATCCACCACAATGGACTGTTTTCCTCTTCATCATCCATGCTGCCGCCAAATATCAGTGCTCCGAGTGCCGTCAACGAAAGCCTCTTGATCCAACGCATAAGCGACATAGAAAGGCCATTCGTGACCGTCGCGTTGACGGCGACCCGCACCTGCTTCGCCTTCTCTTCGGCTGTTTCCGCCCTAAGCCCACGGTACACCGCCATCATGGTCATCCCATGCTGCTGTGCCTTCTGGTTGCGGAACATATTCATGGCCTTGATACCGGGGCTGTTGCGGGCCTCCATGGCGATGCCGGTAATGTGCAGCCAGTCGAAGTTCGGCTGAGTCTCGATGACCGTGTTCTCGGCCAACTCTGCAACACGCTCCCAGTACAACGAACCCTTCTGCGCAGTCTCGTGGGCAGTCTTCGGGTCCAACCCCATCTGTTCAGCGACGATGATCTCCGATGCACGCCACGCGAGCCTGACGGGAAGCATGTCGGCCTTGCTGATGCCGCTCATCGCCCACTCGCGGATGCCGGCCTTCTGCCCGAGAATCTGTAGCGGCCTGTCGAGGTTAGAACTCTCGTTGACGATGCCGAAACTAGATGACGAATTACGTTGCCACA